GTACAGCACCTCGCTCAACGGCAAACCGAGGAGTTTCGCCGTGTACTCGGGTGTCGCGGCCTTGCCTTTATGCCATTTGAGTATCATCTCACGCTGGTTGTTCGTCGCGCTCATGATTCCTCCTTGAGTGTGGTGACATATGCGATGGCCTTGCGTTCACGCTTCGCATACTTCTCGCATTTGCGCTTGAGACGTTTGAGGCTCATGGCGTACAGGAAGTCTCTGAAGTTGCCGTCTTCGCAGATTTTGGCTTGATAACGGCCGTAGTCGCTTCCCGCGCTGATATGCGCGACCAAATGGTCTGTAAGCTGAATCTCGTTCATGCGTTCTCCTTTCGATATGGGTTTGGCGTGTATTCGGGCGATTCCTCGCCGGGCATGGGATTCATGTTCTTGACGGCTTGGGTATACCCTTCTTCCCATGCTTTTTCGGCTGTCTGCCGGTCATGCTCCTTGAGCCATGCTTGATAGGCGGCTCGGCCTTCCTCGATGGTTGACTGGCCTGTACCGAAGCAACTCAATTCGACGGCGGATTGGACCAAATCGTCATACACTCGTGGTTTCATTCCTCCACCTCGGTTTCCTCGCCGTACTCGCCGTAGAGTTGGTCTGCCGCATCCTTGGTCGTGTAGAGGCATTTCGCGGGAGCGTGTTCGTAGTCGTAGATGGCGGCTGCGACGACCTCTCGAAACTCCTCACGGGTGAATGTCCTCGCCTTATAGCTCATCGTCCGTGCTCCTTTCGGTCTTGGAGTCCCAGAGTCGTTCTCAACTGTTGCAGGCAGCTGATGGCGTACAGGGTCTCGCGGTCCACCTTGCCGGTGGGCACCACGCTCGAAAGCGCCTCGTCCAGTTCCTTCAGTCTGGTCTCAAGATCCTCGGTGCGGGTCCACCGGCTGATCTGGTAGCCGTGGCGGCTGAGGATGTCGCACACCCGTTCGAACGCCTTGGACTGTGCCTGTATACGTCGTGCCTTGGTGGGTTCCTGCAACTGTTCGAGCTGTTGGAGCCGCAACGCCATCTTCGTCCCGAGCGCACGGCCTATGCCTTTCATCGCCTCTCGCTGTGCGACATACTCGGCGGCGGTCTCGTAATGCCCGTACCGGTCCGGCCGTTCGCTGGCGGCGAGCTTTTTCAGCAGCCGGTGTTCGACCTGCCGGGTGTCACCATGACATGGGTTGGGTTTGCGCCGGTATCTCAACGTGCGTTTGGACGGGTCGTAGTACATGAGGCCAACCGGCTCGGGCACCTCGCTGCGGTCGATCATGCGGGCGGGGCAGACGAGGGTGAGATCGTCCACGTAATTCTTGTAGCACAGGTATTTCGCGTCGCGGAGGAAATCGCCGCGACTCACCTTGACCTCGAATCCGCTGATCCATGTGTCCCCGCGCCAGTTGACCTCCAACGCCACGCCGTCCAGACGCAGCACCGTGTCATTCGGCTCAGTGACCGAAATCTCCGACCAATACCCGTCACCGTCACGCCGGTAACGGGAGGCGAGTGCGCAATTGATGTCCATGGCAGTCACGTCACCGTTCATCGTCTGCCTCCCATTTCCTTCTCGTGTGCCATGATTTCCACGTCATTGGCGAGCATTCGCAGTATGCCGGCGAGCGTGCCATACGATTCGGCGGTCGGATACACCGTCTTGCTGACATACACGTCCCACCTGTCGGAGCCTTGATGATTGTCGGCCTTGAGGATGATGAGCGGGTCGGCGTCGATGAAACGACCGTCCTTCATGCCCCGCACTTTGAGCATCAGACGTATCGAATCCGCCTGCTCGCTCGTGTTGCCCAAAATATCCAGAGTGCTCATCGTCTGCCTCTCAGTTCCTTCTTCTCGTTCGCGATCGATTGGAGGATGGCCTCCAGGTCGCCGAGCTCGTTCCTGCTCAACCGGATGCGGCGGATGCTGTCGCCAGCATGAGTGGCCAGCACCCATGAGCGGGTGCCGTTTCGGCCGTCTCCGGGAATCCAGCTCAGGGTCACATTCCCGCAGGAGGCACCTGTGACCATGCCGCACCGTCGTTCGATCTCCACGTCCGTCCCCCTCGTCGCCTTCATCGTCCGTCTCCGTGAAATCGTTGAGCGATGGGCTGGCACAGCTCATATCCCTTCTGGGCCCACATCTCCAGTGTTTTGAGGATTACGAGAATCGACAGTGAGTCGATCCCGTCGTCAGCCAGTTTGGGAATGTTGCTGTACTGTGCGTTCAGTGTCGTATGCCCGTTCTTGCCGCTGGTGAACGTGAATCCCAGCATGTCCACGGGCGTTCCGGTTTCCTCCGGCGTGATGGTCAACCGGACCTTGAACTTCTTGCCCAACGGCATCGCCTTGTCTCTCATCGTCTGCCTCCCAGACTCTCGCGAATCAGCTTGTATTTCCGGTCGCCGTTGCACATCGCATTCCAACGACGGATGGAAGCGGCGAGTATCCACTCCTTCGTGAGCGTCCACGGCATTTTGGGTCTTTCCCGCATTCCGATAAGACACGTGTACTTGCATTCCCCACATTTGAAAATCAGCGCGGACAGAAGCTGATACGCCTCCCATTTCACCTTGACCTTGCCCCCGCACTTGGGACACGGGCTAATCCTGTGGAAACGCATCATTCCTCGATTCCGTAGATTCTGAATTTCGTACCGCATTCCTGGCACTCCGCAACGAAACCGATGATCTCGTCATCACGAGTACCCTTCAGGAACCCGTACGCGTGGCCGCATTCAGGGCAATCGGCGGTGATATAGACCGTTCTTTCCGCCCACACGGATTCAATTTCGTCGCTCATTCTTCCGTTGCCTCCATCGGATAATTGATCTCCACAAGCAACCGTGTGGAATAGCTGGTCAGCTTCACGAGTTTGAACGGCTTCTGCGTCTCCGGGACTCTGAACGGTGGCTCGTACTCCCACCATTCGCTGCCGTCGTATTCTTCGCGGCGCAGGAACCCGCCATCCGTGAACGCCACGACCAGATCGGCGGCTATCTCCTGACTGCCGTATCCGTCGTCGTAATCGATGTCGAGCACCTTTTCGGCCTGACTCCACGGAATTCCCAGCTTCTCGTCGCGGGAGCCTACGAATCGAACGTCATCGGTCGAATGCTTGCTTCGTGAGATCGCACTCTTGGTTTCATCTAAAAGATTCATTCTTCCGTTGCCTTTCTTTGCATTGCCTCGATGACCTTCCGCACGATTTCCTGGCCGGGAATGCGCCGGTTGCCTTCGTGAGGAAATCGAACACCTGTTGTGACGGCTGGGATATCACATAGGGCATGATTGTCAGACAAGCCGCCCTGATTTCCTCGTCCGTGTGCTGGCGTGAGGCTCCGGCGATATACGCCTCCTGCATGAGCGTGTTGCTCTTGTACACGTGTTCCGCCTTGCTGCTGATGATGCTCATGCTTCCACCACCTTGGCCGGGCGGAATGGGGCGAGTTTAATTGCAGCGTCGCCATGAGTTCCATAGGATATCCCCCCGAGTGTCGATCTGGTCGGACTGATGAAGCCGAGCCACGTTATGGATTTGGGGTCGTAAAGCATAGTGCTGTCATCGGATACAATCCATGTTTTCCCGTTTTTGTCTAACCAAAGTCCGCCATGGTTGGGAAGTTGAGGCTTCGGGCGGAGAGCGTACGAGAAAGCGCTACGTAGAATAGCGAACTGGCCGACACCTACGACATGCACTTGAATGATATTGTCCTCGCCATGTTCCTTGCGGAGGACGGAGCAGACGGAGTATCGGTTCAAGTCTTTGGCAACGAAAATATCGCCTTCGCGCACGTCTTCGATATTGTCGATACGCTCATACTCTAGGGAATCCAACAGTTCGACGGAGGAGATTTCCCTGTGAGGTCGGAAATTTAACGTGTTGGACGAGATCGAGATGGGACTGTTCATGCCTTCGGTGGATATGGGTATACCGCCGAAACGGCTGAGCTGGCCAGTAATCGTGACACCGTTTTTGAACACGGCCTTGACGGGTAGTCCGGCCATCTCCTCGCAGGTCTTGCCTTCCCAGAAGGGTTTCTCACTCATTGTCATTCTCCTCCTTTTCGTTGTTTTCGATTGCGTCCAGCAGATCGCGTTCGGCGAGCATGAGATGCGCCTGGGCGCGGGTCATTGATTTCAACGTCTTCGAGTCGGCGCCGGCCATCCAGCCGAGAGCATTCACTTTCTCTTCGAGCAGATGGGTCTGCGTCGCGAGTTCGCGCAATCGTCCAACAAGCAGTGCGGTCATCGGCTCTCCTTTCCCCATGCCGGCGAGCGCCGGCGTTGTTTCTTTTTTGGTTGTTGGTGTTTTATTGGTTTTCGTTGTGTGTGGGGCAGTAGATGTGGCCTCGTTGGATGCCTTTGTCGCCTTCTTGCCAGCCGTGTTGGAGTGCGGTTTGGATGGCGGTGTTGGTGTCGTGGACGTCGAGCCATTCGGTGTCCATGTCGGGGCCGGTGTAGTCGCCGTCTGCTGTGATGTCTCCGGTGTCCCGGTTTTCCCGGAATTCGAGGCTGGCGTTGCAGCCGATGGCGTCGCAGTGGATTTCCCAGACGTGTTCTTCGATGGTTTTGGTGATGATTCGTGTGGTGGAGTCTGTGTAGGTTTTGACGCTCATTGGTGTTCCTTTGCTCGTTTCCTCTGCTCGTAGCGGCGTTTCATTGCCCGGAATTCGTTGGGATGCTCCTGCTGCCATCGATGCTGGTAGGCGTTGATCCGCTTGCGGTATGCGGGGTCGTGTTTGCGTCTCCATTTGAGGTGGCAGTTGATGCATAGACCGTCCATGCGGATATGCCGGCGAGCGCCGCTGATGTCGCAGATGATGCAATTTTTGTCGTCGGTTTCGTCTGCGGGTTGGAGGTGGTGTGGTTCGAGGTTCACCCGGCATCGGTGGATGTACTCGTCTAGGTCGTTCATGGTTTCGTCTTCCTCTCGCCTTGCTTCGTCTTTCTTCGTCTCAGGTTCTCCTTGCATTGGCTGCACATGATCGGGGTGCCGGCGTGCGGCCTGCATTCCTTGCCGCAGTTGGTGCAGTGCAATGGGTGTTTGGTGGGTGTGGAGGATGGTCGTATCGACCCGGTTTTGGCTATCGATGTGAGCGCCCAATCCAATTGGTCGAGGTCATGGGTCTTGCATGCGTGGCATACCGCGCCCGCCGTCATGTTCGACAATCCCGTGCCGGCGAGTGATTCCCACAACGCCCAGACGGCCGTGTACAGGTCCTCGCCGCCCTTGAGCCTCGCGTAGAGCGGGCTGTCGAGAATCGTCCTGGCCGTCGCCTTGTGCGATCTGGCGTCCGCCTTCATGCGTTGGCGTTGCTTCTCGTTCGTCTGTTCGAACGTCATGCTTCCCCTCCCTTAGCCGGCGAGCGCCGGCTTGTTTCCGTATCGGTTTGCTTGCGTGTGTTATCTGGGGTTGCCGTCCCTGTCGCAGAGCGTGTATCCGCCCTGGTTGTCGAGGAGCAGCCAGCCTCGGTGCGCGTCCCATACGGGGACGGTTTCGGGATGGTCTTCGCCCATGCTGACTATCCACCCGTATTCCATCGCCGTTTTGGGATGGTTGTGTACCCATCCGTGGCAGCCTGTGGTTCCCGATCCGCATAAATGGATGAGGTTGGCTGGCGAATGCAGTCCGGGGAACGGGGGTGGCTTCTCATGTGCCGGTGGTGGAGGCTGTGGCCGCTCCAGATGTGGTCCAATTCGTTGCCGCATCGCAGGCACCGGTAGTGGTCTCGTCTGGCGGTCAGCCTGTGTGTTTCCCTTGTGGGGTTGGTGCGGCTCATTTGACGAGGTCCAGCCATT